TATTTAAATAATTCTAAATATATTTTTGATTATTTTGAAAACAAAAAATCTATTATGGAAAACGACAATAAAAAAACTGTATTGAATCAATTTTTCAAGGTGAAAGATTCAGATAATAATAATGAAACAAATTTAAATCACAATGAATATTTTGCGAGTCTGGATCCAAATTTTATCAACATGGACGATTATACAAAAGCATATGACGTTTGTGATTCTTGTAGGGGTGACATGACTTGTATTGAAAACGAGGGAGTTATGATATGCACAAAATGTTATCGTCGTGAAATGATTCTCATAGAACATGATAAGCCTTCGTATAAAGAACCGCCTAAGGAAGTATCATTTTATGCGTATAAAAGAATAAACCATTTTCGAGAAATCATAGCTCAGTTTCAAGCAAAAGAATCGACACATATTAAAGACGAAATTATAGAAAATATTAGAAGTCAAATAAAAAAGGAAAGAATCGAATTGTCTGATTTAACCAATGAAAAAACTAAAAGTATATTAAAAAATTTGGGATATAACAAATACTATGAACATATATCATTTATCAAAGAAAAATTAGGTATTAGGCCTCCAAGAATGAGTTGTGAATTAGAACAAAAGCTATGTAACCTTTTCTTAGAAATACAAACGCCGTATTCAAAACATTGTCCCGTAGAACGTGTCAACTTTCTCAATTATTATTATGTTTTATATAAATTATGTGAATTACTTCGCGAAGATGAATACTTACCGTATTTTTATATGTTAAAAGATCAAGAAAAACGAAATGAACAAGACGATATATGGAAAAAAATATGCAATGAATTAAATTGGGAATTCATCAGAACCCATTGATCATAATATGAATAGAACATTATAATCAAAAGATTTCCTTGATTTAATTAATGTAATCCACCTGGAAATCCAACAAGATTGGCACCCATACCAAATCCAGCACCAGTACGTGCACTAACACCCATGGAAGGTACATAAGTATCTAAAATAGAAAATGTAGCAGCTGCTGTAAGAGCAATCAAAATGACCTCATCAAAATTCAGGGATCTTTTTACATTTGGAATAGCATAGGCAGCAATTGCAACAACTATACCCTCGATTAAGTATTTGATAGCTCTTCTAGCAAGTTCACCCCAATCGAGTAATTCTGTAACTTTATCAATCATATATGTTAGTTTTAGAAAAAAATATTAGGTATGAAAAATACTTAAACTATCGATAGTATAGTAATATTATATTATGTCGAATGAAAATAATAGAGAAGTGGATGTTTTGGATCAAGATAATGCGATTCCAGGACAGAAATTTGTATGCGTATCGTTTATATCACCTGAAACTGTTTTAAAACAAAAAAATATGTTTTTTCTCGAAGAATTTGTGAAAACATTCGATATGAATCATTCAATAAAGAGATTTCAGGGCTACTTGGAATTTTTAGCATACAAGTATAACATTTCACTTGAATCTATGATGAAGGACTTTACTGAATATGCAAACTCGGAAAAGGAAGAATTAAAGAATCCCGATATTTATGAAAATTATAAAACATTTTTAGAACATAAGGAAGACGAATTGACCAATATTTTTAACAAAGATAATAATTTTCAAACTAATGTTCGCGGGGTTAAAATCAGAGGATCGTATGAAACACAAGAAGAAGCTGAGTTCCGTTGCAAATCCCTTAGAAAACAAGATCCTAATCATGATATATTTGTGGGACCAGTTGGTGTATGGATGCCGTGGGAACCAAACGCATACAAAACAGGAAAAGTTGAATACCTCGAAAAAGATTTGAATAACCTTATGCAAGAAAAGATACATAATCAAGAAATTTCAAAGCGTGATTTTGAAGCAAGATTAAAACAGAGTAAACAACAAGTTATTCAAGACAACAAGAAAAAAGCAAAGATTGCAGGAGTAAAATTGACTCAGAATATTGATAAAAACGGTAATTTGTATAAAACAAATAATAGTGAATTACCAAACAACAGTTCTTCTTCGAATGATTTTTTAGAGCAATTAGACAAGAATGTTGAGAATAAAATGAACAACATTGATATTTAAAATCATGATTCTACACTGAATTCATAATTTTTGCACGGTTTAAAGCTTTTGCGGTGCCATTTAGTAATTCCATGAGTCTGTATACCTTCAATGTGTTTTTTTGTACCATATCCTTTATTATTTTTGAATCCATATTTCTCATGTAAATCTGGATAGACTTCACACATCATATCAATATAATAGTCTCTTTCTGATTTTGCTAAAATAGAAGCAGCGGCAATAGAAGAATATTTGGAATCACCAGAAGGAATACATACATGAGGTATGCTTTCGATCCCATGTTCTTCTGAAAAGGTACAATAGCTTTTAAAATGTGTTCCGTCAACTAACAATAGGTCAGGTTTAATATTTAAATGTTTTACACATTTGTGCATACATTTCATGGTAGCATTTAGTATATTCATCGAGTCAATCACGTCGTTTTCCTCAAAGCATACGGAATAATACAATGCGTTGGTTTTAATGTAATCTGCTACCTCATTCAATTTTTTAGAACACGAAAATGTTTTGCTGTCTTTCATTAGATCATGTCTAAACGAGTTATCATTAGGTAGGACGACAGCTGCCGCATAAACTCGACCGAACAATGGACCGCGACCAGCTTCGTCTATTCCAACCTCCAATGAATTGTGTTTATTGAAATAAGGTTCTAACATTTGAATAATAATATATTGTTTGAAAAAAATAAATTATTATTCAATTTTAAAAATTATTTGAATTCACCAATTGGTTTTTTTAACGTGTATTTTGGGTTTATTGTGATTTCTCATACTATCCGGATTATACTGTTCTTCTTCATCAGAATCTAGATCTTTAGATAGATCCCAGAATTCTTGTGCTCCTAATTTGAAATTAGGATGACTTTCTGCTTTATACCAAAATATTAAATCTTCTAATTTATTCGATTTTGCATTGTTGTTAATGACTAAACATTCGTAATTTTCCGTACACTGATCCATGATTTGACAAAATGATTCAAATGTAGGAAACATACCTGCGTAATTTTCATAAATGCGCTTTCTATTACTTAAATATGGTTCGCGTAAAATAAACACATAATCTATATTTGTTCTTAGATTTGGTGGAACACCAAGTGGATATTGCATAGTAATAATCAACATGATTTTCCAATGACGACCATTCATGAACAATGATCTCATAACTTTTTCTTTAGACCAAGAATTGTCATATAAACAATCGTCCATGATTACGAAAGTTCTAGGGTCAACATTGCTTCTTCCATATGCTTGTTTTTCTTTTTGAATCTGTTTATTGACCATTAATTGACGTTTTAGTACGTTTTCTATTATACCCGAATTGTATTCATCGTGAATGAATAATTTAGGAATATGGTTTCCATAAAATCCATTACCTGCTTCTGTGCCACTTATTACAGTACCAATTGGAATATCTTTTTGGTAGTACAATAAATCTCTGACCAAAAATGATTTTCCAGTATCTCTTCGTCCAATCAAAACGATTACGGGTCCTTCATTTTTGTCTGGGCGAAACTTAATTTGTTTCATGTTAAATTTTTTCATTTTCAAATTCATGTTTATTATGATTAAACATTAATATATTATATTAAGAACGAATGTGTTTAAAAATAAACTATTTAATCTAAGAAAAATATAATTCTCTTGAAATGATAAATGTATCTTATGTCAAGCGTAATAATGATCGATTGTTTGAATCCTTCAGTCAACATAACGCCAATGTAATAAATATTCAAAATTATTGTCCTTTGTACAATTCATTGTTTGAGTTTAATAATTCAAATTGGAAGAGTGTAGTATTGAATCATAGTAAATATATACAATACATTGAGGAAATGAAAGATACAGACACATACAGTATTGTATTAAACGACAATTCACAGACAAACTGTTTTATTAAAAAGATACCTATTATAAATCCTATTTATTACTTGACTGGTAAGTACAAACATTTGGATAGTATTGAAAAATGTACGGCTGAATACAATAAGAAGACTGTTTTAGACAAGGTAGATTCAATACATAATGCATCTTATGTGGACTTTTTCTTTTATTTCTTGTCTTCAAAGTTATCAGAGATTCATTGTTTTGAACATGCGTGTCAATATTATGACTCATTTCAATGTGTTTATAAACAATTAGATATAAATGTTACAGACGAATTGGATATCTTAGAAAATTCTAAATATTTTTATGAAAACAATGGCAAATTATTTAGTTTACACGAGGCAATATATTCTGAATTGTTTTCCGGCCAAACTAAAAAAATAAATCCAGTCATACGTATTGAAAAGACATTAAAACATATAGAAACGGAACAAATTCCTGATTACGTTCATAGTTCATTTACTTCTAATCGTAATTGCCACAGTAATATATTAGAAGAAATATATACCACGAATAAAACAGCAAGTAAAACTGCTAATAACGATACTGAATCAGATACAGAAACAGATACTGAATCAGATACTGAAACAGATACTGAATCAGATACTAAATCAGATACAGAAACAGATACTAAATCAGATACTAAATCAGATACTGAATCAGATACAGAAACAGATACTGAATCA